AATGCAGCTTTACCAAATGGAGACTTAGCAACTTTCTTAACTGCTCTTGTTGCTTTCTTAACTAACTTACCTAAGAAATACATTTGTCTTCCTGATTCAAGGTCCATGATTCCACCTGTCGGATCATCTTCTTCTTGATTCATCATTCGTCCACCATCCATGGCACCTGCACGTCCACCATCTGCCATACCATCGAAATCAAATATAGAGCCCGCGAATCTTGGAGCAAGGCCGCCTAAGTTTCTTGATGGTGTTGCAGGATCAGCTGGGTCATTGTTTACTGCACAATAAGCCGGTGGGTTGGGTCCTAAACATGGGTCTGTTTGTTGTTGGTCTCCACCACCTCCATCATCTTTTAGTAATGTTGGTCCTGGAAATAATTCTTCATATTTACTTTGAGTCATTTCTCCACTATCTAAAATATCTTGAGCATCAAAAGTTCTACCTAATAATTCTAAACCACTTCCTTTTTTAGTTGGATTTAAATTATAATTATACGTTGCTTTACCATAATCTTTAATTCCTTGTATATCAAAAGCCATTTCATTTAATTCTTCTTCAGTCATATCTTTAGCCCAATCAGGAACTTTACCAGTAAGACCATCAATAAGCGCTGTTGTAAAACCTGTAAATCCAGGTTTTTTTAATAAACCTGTTTTTTGTAATGCAAGATATTTATTTCTATCAATAGATGATTGATAGCCTTTATTTTTTAAACTTTGAAAAAATGTTGGAGGAGAATATACTTGACTACCTGTAGTTCTAAAACCTGCATCTCTAGCTTCTTTTTTCTTTTTTTCTATTTCTGCTATTTGTTGTATTTTATCAACATATCCACCACCATCTCCACTAGAAGTTGTTGTAGTAGGATTATTTCTAGTTCTATTTACAGCTCTGTCAAATTGACCATAATTAGATCCTGTGTCTCTATTAGAAGAGTTATTACTACTACTATTATTTTTGTTACCACCATAATTTCCACCAGATGATGCTCCACCTGCAGGACCTGTTGATGAACTTCTACTTGGCGACCCATAAGATGAACCACGATACCCTGGACGTTTACCATTCGCTGGTTTGTTTACAAGTTGCTGGTATTGCTGTGCGTTTGTTATTGCCATTACTCTGACGCTGCTCCCAATGGTGGCATTGCTGCTACTTTAATTTTTAATGATCTTGTAATTTCTTCTCTAATCGTTGGAGTGTTTGAATCTGCAATATCATCTTCTGCTTCTTGATCCGAGTTATATTCTACATTAGTTCTTGTATTCCTTAATACAACTTCTGTTTCACATTTTACAACCGGTACTTTTTTACCATTTATTATTGTATATGCTACTTCACCTTCTTCTTTAAATGCCATAATTAATCCCTGTTTATTTCCAATATTGCACAAGTGCCTTCTATATCATTAGCACTAGCTGCTTGTACTCTTAATACATCATTTTCTTCTAAAATAACAGTACCATCTGACACACTTTGTGATTCATTTGCAGCAATAGTATGCTTTGCAAAAGTAAATTGTGTTGTCGCAGAACTATCATAGATATGCGCATGAACTACAACGTTTCCTGACCCTATGTTTGCCATATGTATATTTTGTACAATAGCTCTTGAGTTTGAGGGTACAGTATAAACATCTGTTGCATTAGTAGTTGTTAGATCAAACTGTGCGTTTTTGTAAATATTAGCCACCTATACCTCCAGAATTAAACCAAGTAAATCTTTCATTTTCTTGTTTAAGATCATTTAAAAAAGTTGAGTTTAACTGTTCAACAACTAAAGCAATTGATCTGTTAATTTGTTTTTGGTTAGATACTTCATATTCTTCTTTTGGTTCTGGTATCCTTACTACTATCTTAGCCATTATCTTCTACCATCCGGTTGTACATCTATTCTTAAAGTGCCAAAACGCCAAGACTCACTAACATCCGTATTTTCTATTTTAATGTTAACAAACCTTCCTCTGGCTCTTGTATCTTTTTTATCAGTGGTAGAGTTAATTGTAAAGGGACTTAAAGATGTAACTGTATCTGATTGTTGAGGATAACGTTTAACTGCTAGTGTTACTTTTGCATTACCTTGAAGATCTTTAAAGTCTGGTACAAATCTTCTCATAGCTAAAAATACTTCCCCAGCAACTGTAGGACCACTTGATTTACCTTGTGCATCTTTTTGTTTAGCTTGTAGATCAAAGTCAAATGATTTTATAAATGAGGTAACAGTAGTTGTACTACCATTCGGATTTACTTGATCAGTTCCAACCTCATGTTCAAATAATGTTGTTTGACCTAAACCTGATTCTCCAACAATTACAGGGAAAGTACCTGTAGCTGAGTCGTTAAATTTAGTAGCTGATGGTTTAGGATATACACTAGCATCAATCCAAGATGTTCTAGCTTCAGTTCCAATATACCAAACACCACCTTTCATAGGTTCACCATAATTAAATACGACGTATTGATCATTGTAATCAGAACCTTGAGATGGGTAATACCAAACTACTTCAGTATATAAATTATTTATACCTGCATAAATCTGTTGACCTTTTGTAGTATCTGCTTGATCATAAACATAGTCTTCAACAGAACAAGGTAGAGATTTAACTGTACCATCAAACATAAAGAAACCATTATTAGACATCCAAAACGCAGCACCATCTATTTCAATCGCTGCATTCTTACCAATCAATCCACAGTTAGTACCTACTTGTTCAAAACCAAATGTAAAAGGTGATCCAATAAATTTCATTGTATATAATGCATTATCTGTCCAAACTAGAATTGTTTCTTTTGCTTTTAAAGAACCCATAATTTTAGTTCCATCTTGTAATCTTTGTGATCCAGCACTGTTAATTGCAGTAGGTGTATAATCATTTATATCTTCTTGATCCGAGAACCGGATAAACATATCATCTTGTGTAGAGGTATCTCCAATAGTTGTTTCAGTTCCAAGATGAATTAAGTGACGTGTTGTAGGTGAAACTAGTGTTACTCTGGTTGCAGTTGGATTGGCTGATGTAGAAAAACCAGATGTAGTTGTTGATGCTCTTGTTGTTAATCTCGCAGCAATACCTGCATTCCATGTAAATGTTTTTCCATTTGCAATGGTTGCAACTAATACTTGACCAAAGTTACTTAAACTCCAGAGGCCTGGTTCCAGACTCACATCAGATGCTGAAGCTGCTTCTCCCCATGCACCACTGCTCCAGGTATCAATACCCCAACCATAACCATAAGATTGTTCTGCCGGACCAACTTGTTCATAAGGTTTAACTTCTAAACTACCCCCTGTTGAAACAGTAGCTGTTGCATTACTTGATTGTGTGATCGTAAATACACTTGAACTTGTAATACTTGTTACTTGAAATAGTTTATCTTCAAAATCAGAATTTGAATAACCTGTACCTACCGGTAAAGTTACATTATCTAATAATACAATATCTCCTGCACTTAAACCATGAGAAGCTTTTGTAATAGAACAAATAGCTGAGTTATTAGTTGTTGCAATAGTACAAGAGGATAAAGTAGTTTTTAAAGGTGTAATATCATAGAGTTGACCTTCAAAATATATAAGTAAAAATTTATCTGTACCAATTGCAATATATCTATTTCCATCTAAGTCTACAAAAGCAAACTGTCTTCTTGCAACACCAACAATAGTATCTGTAACAAGTGATGACCAACCACCTACTTTCTCAGGTAGGCCATATCTGAATCTTGTGTTATCACAATCAACCCATCTGTTTTCTGCACCAGATGTTGTATCTTGCTTATCTATTCCTGGTAAGACTTTAAAATCAATTAGAGCCATGATCCATGCTCCTATATTTTATCTTTGTATATCCAGCCTCTAGTTGCATTGACATACACTAAAGTAAATGCAGCACCATTAGTTGAAACAACTAAATCAGAAGCAGCACCTAAAATATTAGAACTGTTTCTACCAATTGTTAAATTGTTTGATGCAAATGCATTACCGCTATCTATAAAATGTACTTCGTTACCTATTGCAGGGGATGCTGGTAAATTAATTGTAACTGCAGTACCAATACCACTTCCTGATGTGTTTACTAATATTTGATCACCATTAACTGTAGTGTAAGTAGCTGAAGGTGTGTAGTATCCTTTAGTCTGTAGTTTACCTGTAATGTTTGTGCCATCAGAATATAAAACTGTAGTTGACCCAACTGGTAAAGAAAGTCCTGTACCTGAAACTGTTTTAACTGTTAATGTATAATTAGAAGCTGATCTAGCTGTTGCATCTTCTACAATAAATACTCTTTCAGCTCCATCAGGCATAGTAACTGTTCTGTTAGCAGTTAGTGTTCCTGTTAATTTATAATATAAATTTTTACCATTTGCTGTTGCATGAGTTGCAAGAGATAAAGCAACGTCAGCTCCACCTACTGCAAGTGATAAATAACCACTAGCTGCTTGTTCTAAAATTTGTAAGTTTGTATTAGTAATTGTACCCCAGGTTCCTGATTTTTCACCTGTGGTTATTAGTTCTAGTTTTAAATCTGTTGATGTACTTGATGCCATAATTCTCCTATTCGTCTGGGTCTATCGGAACCCAAACTTGATTTACTCCTGGTGGTATTGGGTTCCATGATATCACACTTACGGGGCTATTTGCAAGGTTAAATTGCTGTCCTGTTACAGGAACTGTTATAGGAAAAGCAACAGTAGTATTACCCACTGTAATATTTAATCTATTACCTGTTACAGCTATATTTAAATCCTGTATGTAAGGACTTGAAAAAGGTGCTGCTGAAAATGAAGTTGATCCAAATAACATTACGGTGTCTGTATCCTTGTCCAAGTTTGTGAGACGCCTGGTACTACACCATCCCACTGTTTAACGTTAATACTAGTTGGAACAGCTATATCTAATTCTGTTCCTGCAGGTAAAGCGGTCGCTGCAGCAGTGATTGTTACTGTTCCTGTTGCAAGATTAGATTGTTTTCCTGTAACACTAACCACTGCATTTGCTTTTGCAACTGCATTACCAATTGTTAAATTAGCTCTTGATCCAGTAACAGAGAAGTTTGCATCAGCAGAAATGGTGACATCACCTGTACCAATATTTGCTTGTGATCCATCTGGTAAAACAACTGCCGCTGCAGTAGTTGTTACATTACCGAGAGATACATTTGCTCTGTTTCC